GGTGACGGTTTCTTATACGAATCATCAATCGAGAAACCAAAAAGTTGTGCCATAGTATAACTTCTATACCTATAGTGGTATTTATATTATAACTTAAACTGTGATATTTATCAACTAGAAACTACCTGTTGGGCCAGCTACTTCATAGAATAGGTAGTTGAATGTTACTTGGAACTCTTCAATTTGATCTGTTGCACCAAAATCAAGTGGAATAGAACTCACTGTATTAGGATAAATTCCTTCAAACTTGTATGTTCTTAGTATTTTTTCTGGATCGCCAGGATTAGCTCCTTCTCTACTTAATTGAAAAACTTCAGCAGATCTTTGATAAACTTCTTGACTAATTGTACCTTGAGCTGTCTGTAAATCATTAATTGAATTACTCCATTTTTCCATCGCATCTCTGATTATGAAATCAGTATCATTAATAATAGTCACTGTCCAAGGATCAAAGGTGCGGTCTCCAGCAACAGGAAGAACACGACCTCTATATGGAACTGGAATATTACCTAAGTTTGATGCTGGTATCTCAGCAGCCTTAACTAGAAATGGAACTTTGTCAGATACGTCTGTTAAGTTTATTCCTAGTTCCTCTGGAAAAGCAATGTCAACTTCAAATAAATTAGCTCTTGCACCACCACCAGATAGTCTGGATCGAAACTCTGTTATGTTTCTTTGGTTAAATGTTGCCATTTTTCTTTTTTAACTCCTTTTGTTATTTAGTGGGACTTTGATTAAACTCGACCAATGACTTCAGAGAAGCTAACTCCAGTCCTAGTTGCAACAAAGGTTAGACCGATGAAGTTAATTGAACGTGCTGGTTTGATAAAGATATCGCACTTAAACTCGTTTGCATCAATTACATCAGGTGTGTTATTTGTTTCATCACAAATCACAACGAAGTCAGTAATACCTCGTTTTGCTTGAACACCACGGAGGAACGGTTCCACAATATTACGGAAGTTCGCTCTTGTGATTTCATCGTTGAACTCAAAGAGTTGAGTTCTTGCAGCAATTTCGATTCTTGCCTCTAGATTCAAGAATAGACGACGAACGTTAATTCTATCAAATGCAGACGCAATCGCTAATCCTGTCTTATCACCAAATAGAAGGAATCCACCGCCAGGTGAGAATATCACTGGGTTGATTCTCTTCACATATAAAGAATCTCTTTCTACCTTATTAGGATTATATGCAAGTTTAACGGTATTTAAAATATTTCCTCTCTGAGGCCCAGCGGGTGAGAACCAAGGGAACTGTTCTTCAGATGTTCTTGCCATCAATCCAGCAATGTCACCGTTCAGTGGCATAAATCTGAATGTGTTGTTAAATCTATCAAACTGATACTTATAACCAGAGTCAAAGACTGCAAAAGATGATGATGTAATTGGATCATAGAACTGTATGACGTTCTTAGTTTGTTGTTTTGCATTTGTTACATTAACAACTGTCTCTCTATTTGGAGAGATAACTGCTAAACAATCTTTTCTTGCCTCTGCAATTGCAATTAATTTGTTTGCTTTTGCTTGTGATTCTGTTTGACTACCTGTGATGCCAGGGCCTTGAAGTAAGAAGTTGATCGCATATTCTGCCTCGTTCTCAAAGATTTCATAACCACCCATGATTGAACCAAGTGAACAAGAATAACCACCCTCTGTGCTTACACCAGAGTAGTCTTTACCACCTTGTAATTCATAGAGTTTGTTACCTACAAAGTTGAAGTCTATATCCTGTGCATCTTGACTCCAAGTATTATCTGAGGTAGATGATGGAGTGAATGCAGTTAGAATACCAGATGCGATTGAACCGTTTCCAGTTGCGATTCCAACAAAGATATTATTAGATCTTTCTGCAATAAAGTTCTTATAGTAGATCGCATCACCAAAAGCGTTCTTTGCATCATCTGCTTTTGATAGGAATGCAAACTTCTCAAGAATTGCACCTGTTGCTCCAGAAATCTTTCCACTATCATCAACAACTACAATGTGAAGTTCATCATTAGAACCATTTCTTGCAGCAGAGTATCCACTTGTGCCTGGTTTTTCAGCAATCTCTTTCCACTGTAATGCACCATTCTTTAATTGAATGAACTGATTATCATACCAGTCATCTACTTGGAAGACTGTTGCACAAGTTGAAATACCAGCATCAGGGTTTGCAATAGTTGAAGAACTACTTGAAAATAGAACGCCAGGGCCAGGTAATGTATTACTTGTTTTTGTTCCAGTTGTGAATGCGAAGATTCCGTCTTCTGTATATGTTACTGGGAAAATTGTTCCAGCAGCAGAAACACGATTTGCAATCTTAACATCAACTGTACTTACACCGATACCAGTAACAATACCTTGAATATATCCGTCTGCGGTTGATGTTGTGCCTGGGCCGACGATTGTTCCACTGATAGGTTGTGTAACCGCCATACCAACAGTGACGTTTGCTACTACATGAGGAGTAACGTGAAGTTGTTGATCTGCAGCACCATCAATGAAAGCAACCTTCATTCCGTTTGCATAACTGCCTGGGTTTCTTGCAGCTAATCTGTATGTAACAGCGTCTTCAAAATTATTTTGATAGTCTTCAAATGATTTAATTTTAAGATTTGAAGTTGATCCAATACCTGTTGGATGTGTTACGGGCATTCCACCCACGTTTGCGTTATTTAAATTCGCACCGTCTGCTCTAACGATTCTTAATATACCACCATACTGTAGATAGTTTGAAGCGGTGTACCAATATTCGTATTGTCTATCGTTTGTTTTTGGTTTTCCAAAAAGATCGATCATATCTTGCTCATTCTCGACAAGCAAAGGTTGTAATACAGGGCCTCTTTCAAAGGGGCCTACTATCGCACCTGTCTGATCACTTATGGAGTCAATTCTACCAACCGTAAGGTCAACTTCCCTAACCTTAACGCCTGGAGATACTAAACCTATGCCAGCCATGTTTTTCTCCGAAGTTCCACGTTGTTTTACTAAATTTATTTATGAAATGCTACCTCTCTAAATGGGGAAACATGACGTGAACTCTACCAATCAGGATAAATGTCTACTTTTTCTTTTTTTCTTCTTCCCTCAGAAACTCTTTTGATTGAACATCTTTTACACTCATAAGCATATGCTGAAGGTACATTTCCCCTATCCTTTCTTGTTTTGTAAAAGTCATTTATCAATTCTTTCATCTCACCACATATTTTGCATTTTCTCTGTTCAAAGAGTAAATGTTCTAGTCCAAACTGGTCTTCAATATTCATCTATAATCCCACATGTATGACCTATCACCATATTCGTCAGCGTGCCATCTGTCTCCCTCAGAGTCAACAAAACTTTGGTCTTCTGTTCCATCAACAATGAATCCAAATGGTGACATGTCTTGTTCTATCTGGTCTCGTTGATCTTCATAGATTCTCTTTCTGACATCTTGATCTGTAAGTTCTTTAAAATATTCTTGTTGAACTAACCATGCATATATCACAAGACACATTGCAAGGTCATCATTACATCCCTCCTCTGCTTCAAATGAATTATGTTTCTGTATGAATGTAGTAAGTTCAGATATAATATCATAGTCATTGAATATTACTTTTTCATCTTCAATCAAAGTTTTTAAGTTAGAACATCCTACCTTCTTCACCGTCTTGGACATCTTCACACCTAACTGTGTTTTCTTTCCTGAGAATCCTTGTCCTACAATTTGACCAGCACGACCTCTCATTGAACATAATAAAAGATTATCATATTCCAAATCATATTGAATAATACTTGCAACCTGATCTCCAATATCATTTACCTCACATAAAATAAAAGCATTATTGTATGCCTTTGCAATATCTACAATGATACTGGGAAACAACATTGGTTTTATTTCGTTGTTTTTATACTTACCAATCACCTTATGTGGAAAGGTTGTGATATCTGTGATTACAAATGCAGAGTAATCAATACCAACACCACGAGCCACATCAACTGTAATTACATAATCATGATTCTTAATTGGTTCAAAATAAATATCTAATCCACGATTACTCTTAATTGGTTCATCATATACTAATGATTTTAATTTTGCAGAACTAATCAGAGTATCAACAGATCCTAGAAACTCACACTCAAACTCAACACGAAACTGTTGTTCTGATGTGTTTGCAATTGTTTGCTCTTTCCAAACAGAGTCTCTGCCTGGCACTTCTGACCAATGAACTTCCGTTGGAATATATTCATTCTTTCCCCTCTCTGCATCATGCCACATTCGGTAAAAATGATTCATACCTCGTGGTGTTGATACAACTATAACCTTTGTTTTTTGCCCAGACGATATAGTAGGATAAACAGATGCAAAAAACTGATCAGCAATATGATTTGGGATGAAAGCAAATTCGTCCAAAAAGATGACGTTGTATGATCCACCTCGGACAGCAGAGGCAGAAGTTGAAGCAGCAAGTATTTTAGATCCATTTTCTAACTCCAATGACCCTTTATTCCAGACAAGAACTCCTTGTTGCATCCATTTAGGTAAGTTCTCATACGCTAATTGTAATCTACCTAGTAAATCTCTGGCAGTAGAGGCTTTGTTCGCCAGTATAGCAATATTAACGTTATCATTAAAAACTGCATAATGTAGGAGATAAGATACAACTGTAGTGGATTTACCCGTCTGCCGAGGCATTTTACAGATGTTAAAACGGTTTTCATGGAAATTACGAACTAATTTTTCTTGAAAAGGATAAAGGTTAAAATTAACTAGACCCTCATCCAACGAGACTATCTTCAAATAGTTTCTCGCAAAATAGACAGGATCGTCTTTACATTTGATGAACTCCTCAATATTTTCTTGAGTAAATTCAACTTTAACATTTGCCTTTTTTAAATTCGGATTACCGAGATATACGGTATCAGCCATAATAAATTAAATTAAATTAACACTTCCAACGTCT